CGTTAAGAAACGCTAATTATAACTTTACTACAGTAGATACTAAGCAAATGAATACTGCTGTACTAGGAGACTTAGCATGAGTACCTTAAAAGTAGATAATCTCCTGTTGCAAGACAATACTAAAGGCACTGGTAGAATACTTGAAATGATTGGCGGTATTTGTGATGGTCAATCTATTACTACAATCAGCGGTACATATTCTTTAGAAAACGTAACAAGTTCTCAAACTCTTTCTACAAGCTATGCTGACCAGAAAGGTTCATCAATTACTTACAAACCACCAGAAGGAACAAAACAAGTAATATACAAATTATCATTTATGATGATTCATGTTGATAATCATGGTATATCACATCATAGATTTTATATAGATGATGATGAAGTAACTGATGCAAGAACTACTTATGGAGGAAATTATCAACAGTTACAAGCTAATTTTGAATGGATAATACCAATAGGAGGAGTTTCAAATGTTGGTACAACGGGCAGATTATCAAGTTGGACTACTCTTAAAACTTTAAAAATACAGGCTAGAGATTACGGTAGTAGTAATGATGCCATGCTTCATACTACTCAACATTGGGATGGTAGCGGCACAAATGTGTTTCACAGACCTAAAATATCGGTAACAGCAATAGGATAAACAATGGATACACCACAATTTCAAGGCACACACTTATTTGACAGGTTATGTTGGGCGAAAGAAAACCTAGATGGAGTGCAGTCAGACTATCGTGTAGTATATGAGGACAAGATAGATGAATGTGCAAAGATACTTGTACCTGACCCAAACTGGATGGCTTGTGCTTTACCGGGTGGTATACTTCCACCAGTGTGGGTGTATTGGGAACTAAAGAAAGATGAAGCACAACCTGACTTTAAGAAACATACTCGTGGATATCTGTTACATCAGACAGAACCAATGGAAGCTATGACTGAAGAACAGGCAATAGAATACCTTATTCAGAAAGATGTGCCAGAGCATGTCTGGAAGAATTGGGATGAAGGTAATCGTCCAAAGATGGTTATCTGTAGGAAGAACCAACTTCCTGCAACTAGAGAATGGCGTAACTCTTGGCGCATCAGCGAAGAAGTTACCGTTGAAAAAGAAGCCGCTTAAACTATAGGAGTAATAAAATGGCTGTAACAACTTACATTGTTGATAAGGACGGTAATCAAGCTAATTCCGCTAGTGTTACCGTACCTTCAGATAGACACTTTCGTGGTGCTTGGACACTTTCTGGTAGCGTAATATCAGAAGACCTAGACACCGCAAAAACAATTTTTAAAGATAAGATAAGAGAAGTTCGTGCGCCTCTGTTAGAAGCAGAAGACGTTGTGTATATGAAAGCATTAGAAGCAGATGATGCAACAGCAAAAGCCGCATCAGTTACAAAGAAAACAAATCTTCGTAACGCTCCTGCCGCACAAGCTATCACAGATGCAACAACGATTGCTGAACTTAAAGCCGCTTGGGATACAAGTTTACTAGGAACTAGCCCATACGCATAAGGAGTAAGCTATGGCACTAACACAAGTTAGAACTTCTGGACTAGAAGATGGTGCTTATGGATTAATATTTCAAAGCACAACATCTCTTTCAGAAGCAACTGCTAATATGGATATAACTCTTAGCGCAAGTAGCTTTGACTATTACAGATTTGTAGGTGTGTTGGCTAACGTAACAGATGCTCAGTACATTGAAATGAAATTTTTTGATAGTGGGGGTTCTATAGTAGAGGGGGCTAGTGATTATCATTGGGTAGGTGGAAGATATATAGGGTCTAGTGCTAACGTAATTGATTCAGCCGATAGTCACATGAGATTATCTAACACAGTAGGTAGTTCTACAAATGAAAAAGGCATCTCTTTTGAGATGACAATAGGCCCGACTAACACTACTTCTTTCCCTGTTCAATATTTATGTCATTCTTTTTATCATAACAATGGTAGCACTCCAGAAGGTTTTACTGTGCAAGGTGGTTATGTAGATGAAACTAAAACTTTTGGTGGTGTCCGTTTTTTTGTTAGTTCAGGAAACTTAGCTTCTCATTCTAAAGTAACAGTTTATGGAATGAAAACATAGGATAACAAAATGCCATATATAGGAAAAAGTCCAACAAACGGTGTAAGAACACGCTACCTTTATACAGCTACAGATGGGCAGACAGCGTTCTCAGGCAGTGACAGCAGTTCTAATACACTCGTATATACAGATGGTATGTACATGGATGTGTACCAGAATGGTGTGTTACTCAAACCTACCACAGATTATGCGGCAACAAACGGTACAACTGTAACGCTTACAACTGGCGCACAAGGCAATGATGTTCTTGAAATGGTTGTCTATGATGTGTTCAATGTGCAGGGTACATACACCAAAACTGAATCAGATACACGCTATCCTTTCAAAGGTAACAACAGTATCATACGTCTTAATGGTCAGACAATAAGCAATGACCTTACAATAGATAGCGATGAGAATGGTATGTCAGCAGGTCCTATCACACAGAGTGCTACAGTTACTGTTAATGGATATTGGAGCATAGTATGACAAGCGTATTAAATGTAGATACAATTGCGGCAAAAAATGGTACGTCACCTGTTACGCTCACTAAGCAACAGGCGGCAAAGGCTTGGGTAAAACTAAATCAAACAGATGGTTTAGCTACAGATAGTTTTAATGTAGCTAGTGTATCTGATGATGGTACAGGATTGGGTTCTTATACATTTACTAACAACATGAATAATGACTCTTATTGTATTGTTGCTATGGGTGGACAAAGTGATTTTATACAATCTAACACAGTTAGAACTGACGCAACTCCAGATTCTACTAGTGGAGTAAGCACGTTAAGAAACGCTAATTATAACTTTACTACAGTAGATACTAAGCAAATGAATACTGCTGTACTAGGAGACTTAGCATAATGGCTAGTGAACTTAAAGTAGATAAAATTACAGGGGTTACTACGGCTGGGTCAATAGATGTGACAGGCGAGGGTAACAGTACGACTACTAATCTTCAACAAGGGTTGATAAAATCTTGGTGTAACTTTAATGGACAAGGAACGATAGCAACTAGAGATACTTTTAATGTTGATGGTTTAACGGATAATGGCACTGGTTTATATCAAATAAATTTTACAAGTAACATGAATAATACAGACTATTCTGCGTTAGCTACATCTAAAAAGGCTTCAACAACTGGTAGAATAGGAGTGACAGCATTAGATGAATACAATAATACTACTAATCCTCTTTCAACAGATAATGTAAAGCTACAATTTAGTGGAACAGGTGATAGTGCTGGAAGAACTACAGATGTCTCACACGTTTGCGCTGGTATTTTAGGAGATTTAGCATGAGCAGAGCATCTGATTTAGCAAATCTCATAGCGAGTGGTAGCACTACCATACATGGTGAGGCTGGTGTTACATCAAGTGATTCTACTGGTAAGACTACAAACTTACAGCAAGGTTTGGCAAAGGCTTGGGCTAATTTTGACAGTTCAGGAACAGTTGAAGACAGCTTAAATACATCAAGCATAACTAATAATAGTACTGGAAATAATACACAAAACTACACTAATTCGTTTAGTAATGCTTTTTATAGTTATTCTGGTTTTGTTTCGTATGTAAGAAGATATCTTTGCGGAACATCTGCTGATGGAACAGGAGATAATCATTTATCTGGGTCTACAAGAACAGTTGTTTATACAGATAGTGGTTCTATTAGTGCCAGTGACACTTACACCTCATCTCACGGAGACTTAGCATAATGGCAAGCGAACTTAGAGTAAATACATTAAAAGATGCCAGTGGTAATAACTCCATAGCTACTTCCTTTGTAGCAGGGGGTAGTGCTAAAGCATATGGAATGATTGATGGAACAGGAACAGCAGAAGTAATTACAAACTCTTCTTTAAATGCCACTACAATGACAGACAACGGCACTGGTGATTATACTTTTAATTTAACTAGTAACATGGGTAACACCACTTATATGTTTGTGATAAATAGTCATAATGAGACAACAGGTGTTAGTGCTAGAACGTCTTCTAAATATACAGGTGGGCAAGCGGCTGGTGCGTTTAGATTTACTGTTGGGTATCCAAGCAATACATCTGGTGGAGGAACACAATTTGATGAAGATTTTAATCCAATAATGCTGTTTGGAGACTTAGCATAATGGAACTAGATGCAATGCTCTTCTGGAATATTATTCTTACATTAATTGTAGCACCAGCGTTCTGGGCATTTCGTCAGATGTTTGCTGAAGTAAAGCGTTTACAGATATTACTAAACAAAACACGTGAAGACTATGCAACTAAGTTTGAATTAAAAGATGACATGAATAAGGTAATGGAAGCATTGCATAGATTAGAAGATAAATTAGATAGAGCATTAGACAGGAAATAAACATGGCAATGTTCAAGGCATTTAAGCCTAGTGGCATGGAAAAGATAGCACGTGCTATGGGCTATCAGGGTAACATGCAAGGCTTTCAAGATTTTTTAGCACAAGACCCTATGCGCCAACAGCGTATGCAACAGTTTACTAATCAAGCTGTAAAGATGGCACGTGGTGGTATTGTTAAGATGCAAGAGGGTGGTACAACTACACCTGAAACTACACCTACTGAAACACCACCAGTAGAAGAAACTCCTACAACACCACCATCACCTAGCATAGGTGACATCACTGTAGATAGACTATCAACAGGTGCATTACCTGTAGGTGGTGTAACGCAAGCGACAACAACACCCATATCTCAAGACCAAATGATACAAACAGGAACTGGCATGTTAGACCCACGTGCTAGTATATCTACTGCTGTAGCTGATACAACACAAGCAGATGCTGTTCAAGAAAAACAAGCAAATAAAATGGAAGCAGTACAATCTGCTCCTGCTGTACAAACAGCACTAGATGCTACACAGGCGGCACAAGGCACTGTTGACCCAAGAGCAGAAGTAGTAGCCGCACAACAAACAGTATCTTCTGTAGGCGACTTGGATGCCGCACAAGGTAATGCCATACTTATGGACAATCCTGTACAACGTGAGATACAAGATGGTGAACTTATTAGTGGTGCGGCAAATGCAGAAAAAGCTGCCAAGTTTACTGAAGAGATACAAGCCGCACAAGCAACTCCATCACAACAAGCTACTGT